CACGTCAGCAGATTAGTAGCCTCACCCTCCACCAACAGCACACCATCCTGATATCTAGGCTCATCAACAGCGGCGTATTTCAGTACGCCTCCGTCTATGTATGTTGCTGGGCCAGGACGTTCAAACTTTTCAATATAAGTACCGGGCGCACCATTCGTAAACAACATTACCGTTGCTGGATATACTTCGAGATATTGCCTATCGTCGCCGCCGACTAGAAAAGCGAGGGCTTGCTGCATATCGCTTGGCGTGCCGTTTGATATGTTGACAAACACACGAAAACGAATTGCAGCACGATAAGCATCATCGTCGCGGCCCAGGCGCTTTTCACCAACAATCTCACCGCAATTGTCTAACTGAACGCCAATAGCAGTGTCAATCCATCGCTCATTTTTAAGCGCGTCAATATCGACTAAAACTGCATCCAATGGCCCGACTACTGCCTCAAGCATCCCTTTAATTTTAGGGCTTTGCTGAAATTGACCAGCCAAGCGGTCAATTGCTTCAGTTGTCAAACTCATAGCACTGTCACCCTTGCAATATCAAAAGCTGCAATACCGGCGCGAGCAATTGAGATATTGTTTGTGGAATATACGGGAGTACCGCTAGGCGATGCAGTTACAGCAATTTCAACCGTGATTTTTCCGATACCCGTAGTAGCTGCATAAATTGGCCCATAAAAACGTTGAGTAATTATGTCTTCGCCGACTTCAATGGTTGCAGCATGAGCCAAAACAGCTTCTTTAATAGATGCTTGAGCCGTTGCTGGAAATACTTCTTCTGGATACAGTAGATCAATAGAAACTCGAACCCACGCATATTGAGTGATAGGGCGAGAAAATTTTACCGTTTGTAAGTCACCATTGTCATCAGTCACTGTTCCAGTAATCATGCCAGTCGTTTCAATTCCAGCAGGTTTTAATTCGTAGATTTTGTCTCGCACGACTTGATCAGCAGCGCCGACAACTACACATTCAATGGAATGCGGCGGCATGCCGTCAACAGTATTTTGTGATCTGTTTTCATAAACAAAAGCCGATGTAATTTCCGGAACTTCAGAAACCAGCCTCGCACGAATAGCTTTTACCGTTGCACTGCCCGTAGCGCGTACACCTTGCGCGTGCCGAATACGCAAGTCAGAATCAGTTTCCACTTCACGGCCAATTAAACCGGCTGCAAGGTTGCTCAGTGCATCCCAGCCCATGATAGGCGTGTCAATTGTGGTTAGCGTACCAGCTGGGCAAGCATTAGCGCCCAAGGCAATAGCGGTAAAGTTAACCGGGCTTGACAGCTTTGTAATGGTCAACGATGCGTCAACAGTCAGCGTAAATTTGCTGATCAAGTCTTTTGAGTACAGCCGAAACTTAGAACCCGTTGCAACAGCAATAAAGTTTGCCGGGTTAAAAGCAGCAGCTAATCCAGCGGCAATTTCCACAGCCGTTGCGCTTGCATCGCTTGTGTAAGTCGCCAAAACGCCACCGGCAATGACTTGATAAGCCGTTGCATTCGATACCGTAGTCACCTCAATTTCAACGTCTAGAGCATTCGCTCGACTGATAACCACGTCAGCAGTCGAAGCGTATTGAATATCGCCAGAACGCGACAGAACGCCCGTAGGCAGTAGCGTGCCTTCTGTGCCGTATGCAGCACCTACTACCGTCGTCGCAGTGGCTCCTAGCCGCGTCATTCCAACAAACGAAACCGCGCCATCTAAGCTAGTACCCTCCGCACTTGCCGGGTACATGGCATCATAAACGTCTTGCAATGACTCTTGAATATCATCAAGTGCAGCCGAGAAAATGCCAATGACTTGTCCCGTCACTGAATCTGGATTCGTATTGACTGGGCCAAGCGCGTCTGTAAACCGCTGGTCATACAGCGTCTTAATTTCGGCAAGTCGAAGCCGAGCAAATCCAGTGGCGGTTAAGGGCATGATTTATTTTACAGACAATGGCAATGTCGTAATCCAGCGAAGTACTGCAATTGCCAAAGCAATAAAAGCCGTAAAGTAGCCAAAGTGCGCAGGGTTGCTAAACAATGGCGTAAAAATTCCGACATGAATTTGCATAACGCTAAGAATTGCCAAAGCAAGACTAAACCACATTGTCTTTGAGCGCAACGAACCAAGTAATTTATCCATGAAAATCTCCAGTTAAATAAAATTTGCTTTGATAATGTTTAAATTGCCGTATTGTGTTTGAACATCAAAATCAACGTCTAAATTTCTAGCTGAACGATTAAAAGTGTAGTCAAACCGCGTGATTGTTTGTACGCCGTCTACTTCAAGAATTGATTTTTTAAGCGCAGCAACTGATGCGCCGAGGCTGATTTGTTTTCCGAGAATATCAGTCAGGTAAGGCGTACCAAATTCAGTATCTAGAAACCATTCGCCAGCCCACAATCTCAACTTAATTTGCAAGTGTTGGCGTACTCGCTCCGCACCGTCAATCATAATTAAGTCATTGTTTTGAATGGCTAAATCAAAATTGTTTAAGGCGAAGTCAATCATTGCGGCCCACCAGATACGCCACCACCGGGGACAACGCCAGAATGATTATGTGTATTTAGCACAATGCCATTAGACGACAATGCACCGCCCGATTGCGTTACAGCGCCCGTCCAAGTAGTACCGCCTGGGGCATTTATTTGCAAGCCACCAGCCTGAGTGATGCGGATAAAAGCACCACCGAAAAACATTGTCATCCCAGTGTTGTCCGAGCTTTGTCCAGCAGCGTTGCCAAGATCGCACGGGATGACGTAGGCGTCAGACATATCGAAGCGCCTGGGGTCATCCGTGCCGTCTACAGCTTGTTGGGCAATGACAACCAGGCACTTGTCACCCGGCTTTATCGGGCCTTTTACGCCAGCCGTACCGCCTGCAAAACTAGGCCAGCAAACGCGAACATTTTGCAGGATGGGGAATGACAAAACATCGCCGTCAGGAAACCGCTTTTTTGGCGTAGGCTGCACGTTTGCACGGCCATTAGAGTAGCTGACAATCGTTCCCGGTAATGACGTGTTGACTTCGTAGAGGCGGGAATCCACCATTTTTCGAAGTGCGTCAACAATGTCGAGTTGGTCAGCCATTACCGTATTTTATAGGCTTTGGCAATTAGGGTAAACCCCTAAACATAACGCAAAATCAGATCAGATTGCCAAGCCTGCCCATGTGTATCACCTACATGGGTTACAGCCTCAACTCTAAAAAATTCGCCCTTAATCGATTTTGTTTCCAGCTTGACGTAACCACCAGGCTGCAATGTTGGCTGCAATAGCGATTTTACTTTGTAGCCTTGCACTTCAAGTTTCCGGCCTTTTTCGCCAGTGTCATCAGTGCCAAAAGATTGCACCACGCCTTTTTGCTTTGTCGTGATACCTTTTTTGGCTGCTGCGGCTTCTGACATTGTTTTGCTTTCCGACTCAGGCGAATCAATCATTCCCGTGTCAGCACTTAAAACAAAGGCTTGCATCTCTACAGCCTTACCTTTTTTCAGCACTTGAATCTCGCGGTTTTGAATTGACCATTCCAAACCCAGATACTCACAAGCCTTACTCATGGCTTCACGTGATCGGCCAGCGAATGCAAAGCCTTCGGGATATTGCTTTTGTGCTATATCAGCAGGCAATGGCCGAACGGGTAAACCGAAACTCGCTGCAATGTTTGAAAGTACAGTTTGACCAGCTACACCCGGCGCAAAACTGAATGTTGTTTTTTTGTCACGATACTCTAAACCACCGTCCGACATTTCTAGCGCAGTAACCCAGTCAGCGCCTTGTCGTTTCGTGTTCGAGCGCGTCACCGTGCCCGTAAAGATTGTCACTTCGCCCACGTCTTGTTTATAACCAGCTTTGAGAATCAGGACATTGTTTACCGTCTCGACCAATGCACGGCTGTCCGGGTTTAAGTTGTAAACCTCGCAGGTGCATTTATTCGGATTTTCACCCGTGCCTTTTTCAATGCTGAAAGCAAAGCGAAGGTCACGAATCTCAATAGCTTTGCCGTCTGGCTTTCCGATGACGAGAGAAGCTACTCGATAAAATAAGGCCATTTAAGCATCCCAAGTGCTAGCGCCACTATCCCATGATGACAAGCTACCATCCCAGATCGAGCCGGTCATCACAATAGCTTCGGCTTGCGTAGAAGCTGCTACAGCGGTTATTTCATCAGGTTCATAGTACGCCAGCACGTAGTCAGTGAAAGCGTCATAGCCGGGGCGTGTTGCCCTTGCTTTCGGGTCTAAAAAGTACAGCTCACCCGTTGGCAGACGAGTATCTTTGAATTTCTCAAGCAACGGATAATCTTTCACCATCTTGATATTCTCGACAATGGCAGGGCCATCACGCTCAAGAATTGACAAGCTCCAATAGCCAAAACGCTCATTCCAAAGAATGCGAAGCGTGTATGGATTGTCTGACAAAACCACGTCGATTAATTGGTCAGTCGTGCTTGTCAATACTGCAATGGATGATAGTTCGCTCATTTTCTAAGTGACTCAAGTATTGAACTCGGGCCAGTATAGGCGCGTGTTTTGTAGTTTTTATCAAGCGCAACTTGACCGGCTGTTTTTTGCGGCTCCGCTTTTTTGCTGACGGCCGCCGTTCCTTTTGCTTCTTTCTTTTGACTAATGCCTGGTGGAACGGTAGTCATCTGAGTGGATACAAAGCGGACGTGAACCAACTCCATGTTAAATTCAATCGACTCACCAATCGAGGCATTACGCGGGATGTTGACCGACTGAATAATCATATCGGTGTAAATAGCGTGCTTGGTGTAAACCACAATCACTTCGCGCTTTTTGATTAGCTCATAAATAGCCTCAAAAGCCGTTTGAATGCGCGGGCTTTGCGTGTCGCCACCAAAATATTGCCCAGCTAGTTCGCCGTGCAATGGGCTGTTTGTAATCAGTCCAGTCAGCCTTAGCTTATCCGGTTTTTCAATGACGTGATCAGCTACAGGCGCACCATTTTCAACGGGATTGGTCGTTACCTCGACTGCCCAGTCATGCACCTCATCGAGCGTAGCATCTAAGTCAATCGACTGAATGCCGAATAATTTAGTGCCAGCGTTGCCGTAGTAAAAGCCGATCATTATCCGACCATCCCAAGGTTACGGGCTAGCTTGTCCATTTCAGTATTTTGAAAAGCAGCACCAGCGGCGTCCTTAAGAAACTTTTGTTGCGACTCAGGCGTACCAGGTGGAATGGTCAAATTAACAGTTTGGTTGCTATTTACTACGTTTCCAGCTTTGCCAGCGGTTGCCACGGATGAAGGTGCGACAGTAGGTGTATTAAACCCAAAAAATCCTTTGATTTTTTCCCAATTGCTATACACATAGGCAAGCCCTGCACTTAGAGAAGCAATGGCAGCAATTACAAGCCCAATCGGGCCAAGTGCCATAAGCCATCCAGCAGCCATAGAAACTCCAGTAGCGATAGATTGCCCAGCCAATATAGCCAAGTTACCAATCAGCGGTAAAAGACCGCCACTGAGCGCATACGAAAGCGCAATTGTTGACAAAAACTTCGCGGATAAGCCTAGCAAAGCCGATCCAAGATATCCAGTAATAGCAGCAGCTACAGCGGTAATAGCACCAGTCAAAACAGAAGCTCCAGCAGAGCCGCTTTTCATCCATTCAATAAAGCTGCCAAAGGTAGATTGTCCACCTTTTAGGTAAGTGATGATGTCATCAATTACTAAACCGACAAGCAATAGAGCACCGACAACCAATCCAACGGGCGAAATAATAGCCGCCAAGATGCTGATAAGACCGCCAAGCGCCATAGGGCCAAGGATTGCAGCGGCGGCGATCCCGAGCAGCTTTAGGGCGTTTCTAAGCCCGCCAACAGAATCGACAACCGTGTTAAAACCGCTTTCAATGCGGTCAAAGCCAGTTAGCAAGAAA